AATACTAAGGGTGAAGATATTGTTTTAGATTCCTTTTTAGGAAGTGGAACAACGATAATGGCCTGTGAGCAGAACGGAAGAATAGGTTATGGCTTAGAGCTAGATGAGAAGTATTGTGATGTAATTATAAAAAGATATGAAGAATACACAGGTGATAAGGCGGTATTGATAAATGAATGATTTCTTAAAGTATTTAAAAATATATAGAGAGTATTTAACTAGACAGCAGATACAAACATTAAAGGGTCAAGTTATAGCTGGAAATATATATGGTGCAAGGAAAGGCCTTGTGAAGCTATTGAAAAGGCAAGGTTATGTAGTTAGTTTAGGTAGGAAATAAAGCAACACAGGCCCATTTAAAAAGGCTCGTGTTGAAAGATAAATACATTGTGGCATAGATGTACCTAATCATTGATAAACCTTGTGTTGGGGTATAAATAGGGGATATAAAAATATTTTAATATATGCTTGCTATACCACATCAATTGTTATACAATACCACCAAGAGAACGTTAAATATAGCTTGGTTGGTTATGCGTACCCCAACTTGAAATAAAAGGTATAGGTTAGCTGAGCCGACGTTGTAAAATCAGCTATAAGCACACAAAACATTGTTCCTTTCTTCAATGCTGCTTATGTAAGAGAGAGTACATCCATAAAAGGTACGGGAGGTTTGCTGGCGTTCATTGGGCGGTAGACACTAACATTCCAAGGGGAACATGCAGGGCAGTAATTGCATGGCAAGTTAGTGATGCAGAGATGCAGAAACAAGAAAGGTGTTGAAACGAGGTCGCAAGGCTTTATGCCAATTTACAATGGTTATCTACTTATGAATTAATAGAATTTAACTTTTTATTAATTCATAGGTAGAAACTGTTTCACTTCGGAACACAGACATTAGCCAATTTACATCTTGTAACAAAGTATAACAACTGATATACTATGAATAAAGATTGTAAGGGGGAGTGAAACAAATGAGTGTTTCGAAGTTAATAGCATTAAGATTAAGTGAAAAGACATACAAGCAAGCCTGCAATAGAGCTAGTGAACTTGGATATATAAAACCTAATGGAGAACCAAATATAAGTGAATACATTAGGAACTTAATAATAAATGCTAAAAGAAAATAAATGACATTAAGGAATAATGAAGGGCTTAAACAGGGCTTGTGTTGCAGTATTCATGGGAAGGTGGGGTTAATGCTCGACCTTTGATTTTAGTTGCAACGTGGGGGCTGACGAGGCTCCTTTTCTTATGAAGAGTATACAGGTAATAAGGCTATATTATTATAATACGGTGTAAACCTATGAAAGGAGTTGATAGTATGCTAGATGAAAGACAATTAAAAGCAATTGCGTTAAAGTTTAAAGGACTTGAAGTGACTAAGATCGCCGAAGAGGTAGGCGTTAGTAGAACTACACTCTATAAATGGCGTGGTATGGAAGAGTTCAGGGCAGAGGTTGCCCGACGCGAACAAGAATATATTTCTTCTACAAGGCTGATGGCTGCTTACTTCGCGCCTAAGGCTATGCAAGGCATCATGTATCTAGCACTAAAGGGTGGTAGCGAGAAGGTACGCTTAGACGCCTACAGCAAGTTATTAGATAAGATTATAAGCAACGCAACTAAGATAGAGTTAAGTGATGAAAGAGACTCTAAGGATAATGTATCTAAAGATGTATTGGATGATGAAATTAAAGAATTCGATAATGAATAAGACTATGACTATGTTTAGCCATTGTTTATAAAGGTATACCTTAAAGGCTAGAATACAATTAACCAATCTAAGCCATTCATATAGTTTAATAAGGTAGTAAAAACAAATTATAAACGTTTGATAATAAACATTGACCTTTGCAAACTAATAGTATACAATAATACTATGAAGTATATGGAGGTTGATTGATATGAGAGTATATGGTTACGCAAGGGTAAGTACTAAGGAACAGAATTTAAGTAGACAACTGGTAGAGTTAACTAAGTATGTTGATGATAAATATATCTTTACTGATAAACAAAGTGGAAAGGATATGGATAGAGTGGAGTACCAGTTACTAAGGAAGATAGCACAGACCAATGATGTTATATATATAAAGTCTCTTGATAGGTTGGGTAGGAATAAACAACAGATAAAGAATGAACTTGAATACTATAAGTCAGAGGGTATAAGAGTAAAGATACTTGATATACCAACAACTATGATGGAAATTCAAGTAGGTCAAGAATGGTTAATAGATATGATTAATAATCTATTGCTTGAGGTACTGAGTACAATGGCAGAACATGAACGAGTAAGTATCAAACAGAGGCAGGCTGAAGGCATTGCAGTATTGAGAAGTAATAACAATGGCAATGGAATAGGAAGACCTGAGATAGAGTATCCAAGTAACTTCAATGTAGTATATAAACAATGGAAAGATACTAAGATCACTGGTGTTAAAGCTATGGAGCTTCTACAATTAAAAAAGAATACGTTCTATAAATTGATTAAAAAATATGAGGAGAACTGAAAAGTTCTTCTTTTTATTTAGGGGTACCTTCTATTTTGGGAATCCTACGGAGTGTGGGCGACCGGCTCCACAATTTCCACAACAAATTTTCAACTTCAAAATAATTTACCCTCCACATAAGGCATTGCTCAGAGATGGGTGGTGTCTTATTTAATTATAAAGGAGTGAGAACAATGGAATTAGATGAATGCGATTACTATGAGATAAAGAAGAACAGTAGATTTTGCAAACACTTCACTGGGAGTATAACCAATTGTAATCACATAACTAATTGTAAATTCTATTGCTTATTCAATGAAAGTCAAGATTGTATGAAACATGATGCTTATAAAAGAGTTCAAGGAGCTATACAGCAAAGAAGATAAAATTAAGGTAGGTGAGTATATTTGGATGAATCAAAACAAAATAGAAAATTATTATATACTCACTTAAAAAAATTATTTTCAAGTGACAAAGCTGCTGATTTAATGAAACAACATAATGAACATTTATTTGACTACCATGGATTAGCATGGAGTGTAGGCAAACGGTCCTTAGAATTTTTTAGCATGTATTTCCTCCAAGATGTATTTCTGGTAAAAGAAGATAATGCTGCAGCTCCAATTGCTCAGGTACATAAACAGATATGGCATGACATACAAGAATCTGTTATTGGTAATGGTAATGATCAGATAGGAAGAATTGAACCAAGAGGCACAGGAAAGTCAGCATTTGGAACATTTGCCACTACAATATGGTGCCATTGTTATGGATTTAAGAAGTATACGCTTATTTGTTCAGATATAGGGTCCACTGCTGAGAAATTCATAAAGGATATTAAGAATACATATTTGGAAAACAGTTATTTGGATAAAGGCTTTGGAAAGCTCCTTGATGACAAAGACAAGAGATATATATGTAATAGCACTCAGTTAGAATTTACTAATAAAAGTTTTATAGAGTCTATATCTTCAGCCAGTCCTATGAGAGGTAGAAAATATGACAACATAAGGCCTGACTTAATTATATTAGATGATTATCAATCAGAGGATGATTGCAGAACTGATGAAGCTAGAATAAAGAAGTGGACTCGGTTTAGTAATGATGTTAAGTTTGCAGCACAGAAAGCAGTCTATAGAGATGGTAAAATTATTAAAAAAGGCACAACATTTATAGCACTTGGAACATTGCAACATAAGGAATGCTTTTACTCCAGGCTGATTAAACAACCAACTTGGAAGTTTAAGAATGATAAAGGTGTGCTGATTGATAATTTTATAGATGATGAAGGTAAAAAAGTTAACGGCGTTGACCATTATTTTAATACAGGGCTATGGCTAAGATTTAAAAATATGTTATTTAATTTTAAAAGTGAAACTCATTTAGAAGATGCTAAAGAGTTCTATTGGTCCCATGTTGAAGAAATGAAATTTCCTTTACTGTGGGCTGAACTTTGGGACTGTTTAGATATAGCATTGCAATATTATGAAAATCCAGCATCTTTTAAGCAGGAAATTCAAGGTGATGTTGATAGTATAGGTGAAAAATGGTTTAAGACCGTTAGAACTGAAAAACGTGCTGAAATTGAAACTCATAGATTTATTAAAACAATGTTAGTTGTGGATCCTGGAGCAACAGCAAATGTTAAATCCGATTACTCAGGTTTCTTGGTTGGGTCTGAATGTGATAATGGATTAAAGTATGCTCGTAAGGCAGAATTAGCAAAAATAAATGCAAGAACTAATTTTGATGATTATATTAAGCATATGGTTGATTTATTAAAAGAGTATCCTGATATAAGTTATGTTTCAATAGAAAAAAATACATTTAATGGTGCTGATGCTAATCAACTTGAAAAATCAATTGGTGAGGATCCTGCATTGAGGTCCAGAGGCATAAAAATCATAAATGAAGCCCAAAAGAAAAATAAAGATGATAAAATCAGTACAATTATTCCTTACATGAATAAGGGCCAGATTGTTTTTGCTGAAGAAGATGAAGAATTTATAAAACAAATAATGGAGTTTGCTGGTCAGAAATTCAGTTTGCATGATGATTCGCCAGATGTAACCGCAGAGTTTTTCTTAAAAATCGGTGAAATAAAATTGACTAGCATTGTTAAAGTATTTGATAGAAGAGCATTAGGCCTATAAGGAGGTGGACAAATGAATATAAGCGAATTAATAAAAAAACTATTTAAAAAGCAAACAGGATTAAATTTATATAATCCAGAACATTTAGCATTAGTTAAAAAGATATATGGTAATTATAATGCAAATCGTCATATTTATGAAAAGATGTACCGATATTATAAAGGTGATACTGATGCAATGAGAAAATATAAATTTGTAACTGATAGATCCAATATTAAGGTAAATACAAATTATGTTAAAAAATTTATCAAGGAAGAGGTTAGTTATACAGTAGGAAATGATATAACATACGAGTCCAAGAGTGATAACAACGATATTGTTAATGATATTGAGTATTACACAACACACTGGGATGAATTGCATGATACGGACCTAATGAAGTACTTACTTGTATTTACTAAGGTATATGAATTATATTATTTGAATGAAAATGATAATGCCGACTTCTGTAGCAAGATTATAAAGCCTACTGATGGTTATGCTTATACAGATAACTCAGGTAAGGTTTTATTTTTTATTCATGCATTTAAAAATGATTTTGACACAGTAACACAGTATATAGATATTTATACAGATTCTTATATTTACCACTATGATAGTAAATTTACTGAAATTGCTAGTCCTACAGAAAACATATTTGGAGAAGTTCCGGTTAGTGTTGGAAAATTAACACTAGAAGAATATCACGATAGTTTATATAAGGATATTAAAGGCTTGCAAGATGCCTTTGAAACTAATTTTAGTGATATTGGTAATGAAATAAGTGATTTTAGAAGTGCTTATTTAGTCTTTACAGGTTGTGAAATGGATGAAACTTTACTTCCTTCTATGAAAAAATTAGGTGTACTAAACGCAAAAGATAAGGATAGTGCAATTCAATGGCTTATTAAAAATATTAATGATACCTTTATTCAAAATACATTGGACCGTTATGTGGATACTATGTATCAAATATCATGCCATATAAACCATAATGAGGGCATGGTTAGCAATTTAAGTGGGATTGCCTTAAGGTCCAGGCTTATTGCATTGGAAAATAAGTGTGAACTTGAAGAAAAAGCACATAAAAATATTGTTAAAAACCGTAATAGATTTTTGTGCATGTATTTAAATCTTAAAAAGAATAAAAATTATGATTATAAAGACATTAACGCACTTTATACACCTAATATTCCTATGGATGATTTAGGCACTGCACAAATGCTGGCGCAGGTACCCGAAGGAATTATTTCCAAGGATACTGCTAGAGGTAGATTTAGTTTTATTAATAATAAAGTTACTGAGGCTGCAAAAGTTAAAAAAGAGCAGGATGCCGAGGTACCTAATATTGATTTAAACACAGTGACTACCAATGAATGATTACACTGATAAAGAAGAATTTGATTTTATCGAAAGTCTTTACAACGAAGCTGATAAACAGATAAAGGAGGTTTACAAGGAACAAAAGAACAATAGAGATGAGTTGTTAAAGCAAATAGCCACTATAATGCTTGCCTATACTATTTTAAATGACTTTATGAAGCTTTCTAAGACAGATAAAAAGAAAGAATAT